AGATCAGTTGCAGTTCATTGTTTGGGAACTAAGTAATAGTGATTCAGAATCTGGAAGCTTAAATAAAAACGCAGGAGATTTACTTAGGCAAACTGATACAGTTACTATGGCTGCGACAATCTTTGATGAAAAGTATGAAAGAAGTTCAGGCGAAGCACGACAACAAAGAATAAATTATGCGCATAATGTATATAACGAATTTGGTGGAAACTAATGACTAGCTTTAATCGATACCAATCTACACTCTCTACATATAATCAGCGGTTAGGTACTGCAGATTTTCGTAATACTGCACCAACAGTTCAAGGCGAATATAATGCTAAATTTACATCTGGCTTAGGACAAGATGTAGGCCAAACATTAAATGGTTTTCAATCTGTAACAAAGATAGAAAATTATCCTGGTGAACTAAAGGGCGTATTATTAGGTCTTGCTCTTGTTAAACTTACCGAAGCTGTTACAGGTGAAAACTTATTGGAAGTATTTGATGAAGCTTTTGAAGGAATAGGATCTGGTAATGCTAGTTTTACCGATATATTAACAGCAGGAGGAGCTCTCGCTCTTTTAACTGGATCTAGTCCTGCTGCCGGATTTTTAAAATCATATTATGGTGGTAGCTCAGGTTTGGCTATTGGTAATCTCTTATCAAAAGCAACCGGTAAAGATATAACTTCATTAGTATCAGCTATACAAAGTGTACACTCAGCCGGCAACATCGATCAATTTGTATCTGCCGGATTATCACGAACTTTAGGTGCAGTACTTTCTCCAGTTATTTCTGGTTTTAATTCTAAAGTAGATTTAGCAATAGGAACTGCAATTGCTCCAGTTCTACAAGCCGTGATGGATATTAGCGCAGGACCAATAGGATTGATTATTGATGAATTAACAGGCGGTAAACTTAAATCATTTGAAACTCAAAACATTGTAAGTTTATTATCTCAAGGAAGATACGCAGAAGCAATATTATTGACTTCTAATAATTCTAGTAGCCCTTACAATCTTATTGAAGAAACTTTACTTGGTATCGATACTAGAGTTTCAACTAGAGTCACGTACACTGGCACTAATCGACTTCCACCATTCGGTATTGGTGAGAATGATAATAAATGGCGAGGAGCTGATACTCAAACGTGGAAAGATCCTGATCTCATATCTCAGCCTGGAGAGGAATATAATTATAATAACCCAAATGCAGAAGGCGGAGGATCAAGTACAACGACAACTACAACGCCGCTTGGAGGAGACGACTTATTATCACAAATTAGTTCACCAACTTATGAGGCATATAAGTTTACGCGCGTAGGTGGCGTAGAAGAATTAGAAGCTGAATTTAGATCTGCGACACGTGATATTACAGAAGTCGTCGTTCATTGGACCGCGCACTTCCTGAATCAGGATATTGGAGCAGAAGAGATTCATGGACAACATAAGCAGCAGGGTTGGAATGGTTGTGGATACCATTACGTAATAAGAAAAGATGGTACTATTGAAAGAGGTAGACCGATCAATCAACAAGGTGCACACGCAAAGACAAATGGTCACAATAAATATAGTATTGGTGTAGCTTTCGTTGCTGGATATACAGTTAATTCAAATTCTGGATTAGCTAATCCTCCGTATGGCCCGGAGTCTATTACACCTGAACAGAAGAAATCGCTTAAAATGTTTTTTAATGCCTTTTATAAAGTATGGCCTGGTGGGCAAGCGTGGGGTCATAACGATACTGATCCTACACAAAAACCAGATCCTGGATTTTCTATTCCTACTTACATATATAATGAATTTGGAAAAGTAAATGTATCAGCATCTGGTACTAATCCTCCACTTTCTCCAGAGCAAATAACACAACTAAGAGCTGGAGGTGTATAATGACGACTGAATATGATGACGTACTAGATCGACAAAAAAGATTTGGTAATAGAATATATGATGAAGGTGTTTATCCTAGCGGCTATCAAGATCCGTCTGGAGTATATCCGCGTTCTCAATATTATTATGAATCTTCGCTTAATAAAGCTTCTCGTGGATTAATAAGAAACGATTTAGCAACTAATGGCGGTATACCTACATTACAAAAAAGAAATATTCTAGATGAATATGTGAAAAATCCAAGATATGTAGCTAGTAACGCAGATCCCGTAGGAATAAGCAGTGACGGCGTACCCAGTGGTGCATTTTCTGGAGAGCCGGTATTTAATTATATTCCACCACAAGAAGAAGAAAAAAGACGATATTCTACATATCCAAACAATCAGGTAATAGAAACGCCAGGTGGTCATGTAATAGAATTAGATGATACACTTACTAATGAACGTATTCTTGTTAGACATCAGTCCGGAGCAGGAATAGAAATAAAACCTGACGGTACGGTTTATGTGAGCAGTACATCAGATGTATTAATCAGTGCAGGAAACGATCAGCATGTAGTTGTTGAGGGTAATGCACATATGACATATCAAGGCGATTTAAATGTTGATGTAGCAGGTGATTATAATCTCAGCGTTGGAGGCAATAAACTACAAATTATTGGTGGTGATCATATCTTAGAGATAGATGGAGCGCGCAAGGGCAACATTGCACTTCAGGATAACTTAACTGTTAAAGGTCATCAGTCAACTACGGTTGTAGAATCAAAAACAGATACAACTCTCGGTGGATATTTACATGCGGTCAAAGGCAACTTTGAACAAGCAGTAGAAGGTGATATGGGAATATTTGCATCAGGATCACAACGAATGACATCAAATGTTAGACAGAATCTAACATCACCTGACACAAACATTTTTGCTAATGATATATCTGTCTTTGGTCATAAGGGAACAATTGGCGGAGAAGAGATTGTCATGTATGCTCATAACCTTCATGCGGGTCATACTTTATGGGTTGGAGATGGTGAAGGTGGAGCAGGTACAATTAACGTTGATACAATTCGTGCAAATCATATAGCTGTTGAACAAGATATAACTGCATTAAATAGTGTATTTGCTCCAACATTTCATGGCGATCTAAATGGTACGGCTTTGGTTGCAGCTACTTCTCTGCACCAATCATATCCGGATGGCACTGGCCCATCATATTCGCCAAGTGTGGGTTCACAAGGTACAATTAATAATCTACCACTCAATAGTGATCCACTTGATGATGACTTAAAGGCTACGGCTTTACCTACTTTGGCCGTAGCAAGTATATACACAAAGTCTGAATACGGTATACAAGATGTGAAAGTAGATCCAGAGGGTGAATTAAAAAGATTAATTAATCAAACCACTTTATCTGGTGGAGTGAGTGATAGACCATTAACAACCGGTGAAATCAGATCTAAAATGAGAGATGAAAATAATAGAAATAACGAAGAATTTACAGGAAAACAAGTGGCCGAAAATAAATTAAATCCAGAATCCTTAGGTAAAGGTTTTCCAGGTGAAGTAGGCAGAACTGCTAGCAATACTCCAACAGTAGCAGAAAATACTTCGATTATTGGTCCGGCTGGAGCACGCTAATGAGTGATTTTAATTTTTATAATTCATATTTTAAACCGAATCCTGGTATTAAAAAGATTGTACCAGATCCTGTGTATAATCCAAATAATGCTCCGTTCATATCTTCGGGTACAAAGTTAGCTAGAGGCGTATCAATAGGAAAGTTTTTAGGTGGTGCAGGTGAAAAAACAAATATGAATCATGTCACTGATGACGCTGAAAGATTACAAATTGCACGTCAGTTATATCTACAAGCTATGGCAATGAATACAGTCAATACTGATTTAGGTAAGTTTTCAGAAAGACGATTAATTGTCGTAGAAGGTCTATATAAAAAAGGTCCGGAAGAAAATCTTGTTTCAGGCGGGCTTAATGATTTAGCAACAAAAGGACGTGTAGTCGTATACCAGTTATTAAATCGTGCCGGCATACCTGATCATATGGCAATGTTTGACTTAGCCGTGTACTGGAAAGATAGTATATTATATGAGAAAGTTATATTAGATTATGACAGATATAATCCCGATGGATCTCTAGAATGCCATGTTATATTACAAATGCCAAAAGTTGATTCTAATTATAAAGGAAACTTTACTAAACAATTAGAAACACGATTTAATGGATCAGTACAAACTACTGGTGAACTTATAGAAATCCTAGGTTAAACATTATAAATAGTACAAATTATTTGGAATAAATTATGCCAGCAACAAGAGCCTTTGCAGTAGAAGACGGAAATCTTTCAACATCTAGTGTTGTAACTTCTAGATCTAAAAATTATGTAGATATAGATCTTTCTTTTAATGCAAAGACAAACGGAGATATATTTAAGAAAGTTGATGCCGCTGCTGTAAAGCAAGCGGTAAAAAATATATTAACGACTGGAACAGGAGAAAAACCATTCATGCCTAATTTTGGCGGTGGAATTGGTGATGCTCTTTTTGAAAATATGGACGATGGTACAGCTTATGAAATAGAACAGGCTATTATTGCTTCTATTAATAATTACGAACCGAGAGCAATAATAGACAAAATAGATGTATCAGATAATCCAGATAATAACGCAATAGATGTAACAGTTCGATTCGGTATAGCAAATGTCGGCGAACTTGTTACTGTAACCACATCTTTATCAAGGCTGAGATAATATGGCAACTACGGTACAAAATACTCAATTAGATTTTGATGCTATCAAAAACTCTTTGAAAACATATCTTGCAAAACAACCAGAATTCGAAGACTATAATTTTGAAGCGTCGGGTCTTTCTAATATCTTAGATGTACTTGCATATAATACACATTATAATGCATTGACTGCTAACTTTGCTTTGAATGAATCGTTTCTTACAACCGCACAATTGCGTAGCTCAGTAGTATCTCATGCTGCTACTTTAGGATATGTACCAAGATCTCGTACTGCATCAAGAGCTGAAGTACAATTAACTATGAATCTTAATGGAGTTGGTGGTCGGCCAGGTTCTATTGTATTAGGTGCTGGATATACATTTACTGCTGATGCTGATGATGTGACATATACTTTTCAGACATTAGAAGACTATACAGCTACAGATAATGGTGAAGGTTTTTATCAGTTCTTAAATGAAAATGGCGGAACTACGATACAAATATTTGAAGGTGTACAAAAACAAAAGACATTTTTTGTCGGTGATGTAGGCGAACGTCAGTTATATGTTATTCAGGATGAAAGTATGGATACTAATACTGCTGCAGTTTATGTCTATGAAACAGCTTCTAGTACTTCATTTACATCATATACACCAATTACAACTGCTACATCTGTTAATTCTCAATCACGTTATTATCAGATCTCTGAAGCTCCTAACGGATATTATGAATTAAACTTTGGTGATGGAATATCTTTTGGTAAATCTCCTTCTATTGGTAATAAAATTATAGTTACATATTTGTCTTGTAAAGGAGCCGATGCAAATAATGCTTCTTCATTTGCACCAGGAGCTCAGGTAAATGTTCCAAATGTAGGTAATTATCCTTTAGCCGTTACTACGGTTGCTCCATCTGGTGTTGGTGGACCAAAACAATCAATAGAGTCTATTCGACAAAACGCACCTATCTCTTTTGCCGCACAACAAAGACTTGTAACAGCTGATGATTATCGTGCAGTAATACAAAGAAATTATCCAACTGTTACAGATGCTATAGCATGGGGCGGTGAAGATAACGTGCCGGCAGATTTTGGTAAAGTATATGTTTCTCTTGTATTTGAAGACGGTACGACTGAAGCACAAAAGACAACAGTTAAAAACTCAATAGTACAAGAAGTATCAAATAATCTTTCGATTCTTTCTATTGATACGGTATTTGAAGATCCAGAAACAACTTATCTCGAAATTATTCTAACATTTAATTTTGATCCAAACTTAACCGGTCAAACAGTTAAATCAACAGAATCAACTGTTTTTGCAGAATTACAATCATATGTTAATAATAATTTAAAACAGTTTGGTGGAATATTTAGAAGATCAGAATTATTAGGTCAAGTTGATGATATTAGTGAAGCAATTCTAAACTCTCAGGCGACAGTAAAACTACAACAAAGATTTGTGCCAGATTTATTACAATCAACTTCATATAAAATATATTTTCCTGTAGAATTATCATCACCTAGTACAACGGATTTCACTGTTACATCATCTACATTTATTTTCAATGGTAATGTTTGTTCTATTAAAAATGCTTTAAATAGTACTAAATTACAAATTATTAACTCTATAGGTGAAATTGAAATAGATAATGCAGGATCGTACGATGCATTAACTGGTACGATTAACTTGACGGGTTTTGCTCCTACTGGTATTACTGCCGGTGTAAATTATATTAAGCTATCAGCTACTCCGGCAAATCAATCTACAATTAGACCATTACGAAGTTATATTTTAGACTTAGATGAAGCTCCGTCATTTGCTACAAGTGGAGTTGATAGACAACAAACAGATGTTACTCTTGGTGGTGGAACTGGTGTAACTTCATCTGCAACTGGTGCAGCTAATACATATGTAAGATCTCCAAGCATACCTTCATCCGGATATTAAGATGTCGCACGGGCCAGACTATAATAGAACGAATTTAAATTTACGGTCATATAGTATTAAAGAGGTATTGCCTCAATATTATGCTGGCGCTTATCCAAATCTAGTTACCTTTTTAGAAGGTTACTATGATTATATGGATTCTGATGGAACGATTGATGCTTTACAAGATCTTTATACTCTATATGATTTAGAAGCAACAGATTTAGATTATATTGAAAATATCTTTGCTACTATTGCAGACGGTGCCAACTCAACATATTTTAGTGAACCGCGTGAGGTACTTCGTAACTTTGCAAATTTTTATAGAGTCAAAGGCACAAAGTATTCTGCAGAAGGATTTTTTCGGGCATTCTATGGATTAGATGTTGAAATAGAATATCCAAAGAATAACATTTTTATTGTAAGTGAATCACAAATAGGAACAGAATCACTTCGTTTTATCCAGAACAGTGGGCTATATCAAATATTCTCTGTTCTTATTAAATCATCTATTCCGCTAAGTACGTGGAAAGATTTATATAAAAAGTTTGTGCATCCAGCCGGATTCTTTTTAGGCGGTCAAGTTGTTTTAGAAATACCGTCAACTAATTCACAAGTTGGAGTGATGCCACTCAGTATTGAAGAACCGCCACCCCCATTATTTGTTGAGGGTGTAGCTAATTTTACAATACCAAATGGATTAGTAGAAACACTCGGTATTCTTCCGGACGATGGAGATTCAGATACAGTGGTAGAACGTATTGATCTTGATTCAAGAGTTCGTGATTATAAAGATATGAGAGCGGACGTCTTTGCTGCATCTTATGGCAAAGTAGAAGAAACAATGAATATTAACTCGCCGACATTTGATGATTCGGCAAAAGACTTTGCACCATTCTATTCAAGCGGAGAAGCAGGACCTTCAACCGATCAGCATGGTGTGAGAATGAGTAACACGGCGGAAAGAATGGATCAAGCAATCTGGTTCTACGACTCAGCTGCTGGAAACCCACGTTACATGACAGTTGGTTATGTCGACTCAGATTACGTAGAACTTACTTAGAGGTAAAAAATGGCAATCACATTACGAAATACTAAAGGGACGGCATTGACCCACGTCGAACTCGATGCCAACTTTACCACATTACAAAATGCTGACTTAGATTCGGCTGCAGTTACTGCAATTGCACAAGCTGTTTCTAGTGGCTTAGATTCAGCTGCAGTTACTGCAATTGCAGGTAATATA